GACACAGGTGGTGCTGCTGGCAGGAATGTCAGAATCGACTTACCAGTCGGGTCTCAGGCAGAGTGAAATCTTACTTACTGTAGTAATGCCTCGCTCTTGTTGGTACACAGAAACCCAACCTCCCACCCCTCTTTTTGTAACGAGGTGAACTCTTTTTATAAGGGTTCCCTCACATAAATACTTTTACGTTCAGTCCCATTAGGGACCGCAAGTAAGCCGACTCGGAACGGATACGTTCATCTCATGATTGAAATTCTAATTGCTACTGCTGTAACTTGTGCAGATGTATCAGAACTGGTAGATCGCATACGTGCAAACAACACTGTTGATTCGGAAACGAAACAAGAGTTAGTTGAAATGTATGAAGTAGATTTTACTAAAGTATTGGATTTAGAATGTGATTTTGAGACGCAAAAGACGACTGAAGGAACGGTCTAAACAACCTCATCCTACAGGAGAAAAAACAAATGGCACAAGTCACTTACCGTGGTGTCGAGTATGACACTAACAATCGTCCAAATCAAGCTAAAGATTCTAACAACCAAGATTTAACTTATCGTGGTGTTAAGGTCATTAAAACCGTTAGACGATAATTACAACACATTATGTGTTGATTTCCTTTAAGCACCCCACTGGGGTGCTTTTCTGTTATAATAAATATTGCAACTACTACGAGACTACCATGAAAATATTTCTGGATTGCTCTGACGTTGAACTTATTCGTGATGCTTACGAGACAGGATTGATAGATGGTGTTACCACCAATCCATCTCTTATGTTGAAAGCAGGTAAGGATCCAGTCGGAGTTCTAAAAGATATTTCCTCGATCTTTCCTTTCCATTCATCAGTATCTGCTGAAGTTGTGGGAGAGACCACAGAAGATATGTTAGAGATGGCAGATGAATACGTTGACATTGGACCAAACATAACCATTAAGGTTCCCTGTACACCTGCTGGACTTAAAGCATGTAAAGACTTGACAGATGATGATGTATCTGTTAATGTTACATTATGTTTTTCTGTAGCACAAGCTATACTTGCTGCTAAGGCAGGGGCAACTTATATTTCACCATTTGTGGGTCGTGTATACGATCAATCATTCGATGGTATTAAACTTATAGAGGAGATTTCAAATGTCTACGCTACACATAACGCCAAAACTCAAGTCCTTGCTGCATCCATTAGGGACGTTCATCAAGTTTCCTCTGCTTTCAGAGTGGGGGCTGATATCTGTACTATTCCTAGCAACATATTTACTGGAATGTACAAGCATGTTCTCACGGACAAGGGGTTAGAGAAGTTTGATAAAGACTGGTCTAAACTGGTAGGCGGTTAAGTGAACGGACGTTTGAGTAAAGTCCTCATGACTGCTTACATCATGAGACTAAAGACTGGCCTCGATAATGGGTGGTATCCTGAGTGGGATCATCGTCAAAGAGGAGCAGCACAGAGAATACTACTTGATGTATTAGAAAAACTAGACGAATATTGGGAATAATCTATGCAAAAAGCAACACTTAAAGTACTAATCGCTGATCTTGAAAGAGCATTAGCAGAGTTAAAGTCTGAGGTTTACTCCGACACTTCAGTTTATCGTATAGATAGTGGCGATGGATCTATATCCTACGCTACTATAAACGATGAAGATGGAGAGTGTGACTAATGAAAAAACTTTGGAAGGAAGTTATGAGAACCCCTGGACCTATCAGGGTACAACTTTTACTTCTGCTGACATTAACGATTTCTTCGGTTTCGTCTACAGGATTACTAATTTACAAACTGGCAAGCAATACATCGGACGCAAATACTTTTGGCAGAAACGAAAGCCTCGCACTGGAGGTAGAAGGGTTACGTCTGAAAGTGACTGGAAAAAATACTACGGAAGTTCTAAGGAACTTAATGAAGAACGAAAAAGTGTTGGGAATAATACCTTCCTCAGAGAAATAATTAGTATACATAAAACATTAGGTCAGGTCAATTACGAAGAGACCAGACAACTGTTTATCAACAATGTACTTACGGAGGCTGATGAAAATGGCACACCAAAATTTTACAACAGTAACATATTGGGTAGGTACATGCGTAAAGACTACTTCAATACTTAACCAGTACTCATAGTAGGTTAAGTACAAATGACAACGTTAGAGAAGTTCTCTTCTGTGTTGCCTCTCCTATGGGATGCAATAGACAGACAGATCACACTTGACATAGAGTACCCTGCCGTATATAATAGGGTGAACAGACATTACGAAGAGAGAGGTGTGTCTTTCTATGGTGATGATGATGAGGATTATGATATCCTCTTAGACAAATTAGAAACTGATCTTTATTCAGAAGCCAATGCAATGGATTTATAAAATATGGACTGAGTTAACTTGGGTTGAAGGTTTTATCTTCACTCTATGGTTAGTAGGTTTGTACTGGGGTAAGAAGAAATTAGATTACCGTTTTGCTCGGAAGACTCAACATGCTTGGGACAAGAGCATATATAAAGTTAAGATAGTTCCTGACTCACACATCAGTGTGGATCATGCACACATAGATGAGATAGACCATGCTCACATAGATGATATCGGTGAGATACATGGTGATGTTGTTACCCACCCTAAGAAATTTTAGAACTATGACCTGCGGATTACTACACTCAAAATTTGATACTGCTGTTGATGCTGTTAGAGAGGCATTCAAAGAAGCAGTAGATGCTAAGGACTTCGATAGAAGTACTCTTAGTGAAGTATGGAGACATTACCAAGGACTCCAAACGATTGCTGAGGGATTACCTAAGCATACACATCCTGTACCAGAAGATATTATTACCTTTGGTGATAACATAACGATTAACACTGATGACGTACTAGAGGATGTAGTGTTCCCAGATGGAACATATAATCCTGATTATAATATTACATTCCCAGAAGGGGATATTAAACTAGACCTAGATAGTGTTAGTCTTTCGCAATAGACTATAAACTAGATGCGTTTAGCGAGAAAGCGAAACATAATCTAGGTTTAATCTATAGGGGGACTTAATATCCCCCTTTCTTATTATGAATTTTATTCCTAACTCAGATATATTAGTTGCTGCTATACCAGATGATGTCTTTGCAGATCTTACTAAGGCATCTCACATGGGTATAGCATCAAAGAAACCTTTAGGTGATGAGAAAGAGGCATCAATAAGACAAGAGTATCAGATGCCGATACCAAATATTTTTGAAGACTGGATAACACAGACTATAGATTTAAGTTTTCCATACCATACACCTGAGTATGGTATCATGGAGATGGATAAGAAGAACATGAAGATTGTTCAGATGTGGGTGAATGTAATGGAAAAAGGTGATCAACATTTCCCACATCAACACCGTCATTCATTTTATTCTTTTAGCTGTTACATAAGTTGTACTAATGATGATGCACCATTTTATTTCATCAAAGATAACAGAGGACAGAAAGTTAATATCGATAAAGGTAGTGAGGGACATGCTTTGATCTTCCCTTCTACATTAATTCATACAGTTTACCCTAAGACCACAGAGGATAAGAGAATATCTGTATCAGGAAACATTGTCCTGACACCCGTACAAATACCTACTTGACATTCCTTTATATTTGCTATATAATTATGTAATATTTCTTAACAAACTTATGACTACCATAACTGAATACGGTAAGCAAAACATGTTTGCGAAGGAACCGCCAATCCAAGTTATCCAACAGGAGAAAACCATGAACGAAAATGCAGAACTTCAGAACGGACGCTGGGCTATGATCGGTCTCATCGCTGGACTAGGTGCTTACTTAACAACAGGACAAATTTTACCAGGAGTATTTTAATGACACCAGAAGCAGAAAAATTTAACGGCTGGATGGCAATGCTAGGCATCGTCGCAGCACTCGGTGCTTACGCAACCACAGGACAAATCATTCCAGGTATTTTCTAATGACAAATTCAGCAATTTTTCAGAGAGCAAACGGTAGGTTCGCAATGGTTGCCTTTTGGGGTTTAATCGGTGCTTACACTTACGTTACATACTTCTCTTAACAAATCTTATAAATAATATTTCGTATCCAACACAAACATGACTGATCTAGTAACAGAATCATTTCCTGTATGGAAGGCTATACTATGGTGCTTCTATCCGATGGCTGTTCTAGTCATGATAGAATTATTTCTTCGTGGTATTAATGACGACGACGATGATGATTTTGGTGGGGGTACGAGAGTAAGATCACAAGAACCAGTAATGGTTCCTGTACCAACAGGTGCTTGACACAGAGTAAAAATACCTATATAATACTGTAGTTATTTTTACCTAGCGTCATGCAATTTTTATTCTTTACAGGCATTGTAGGTTTATTTTTGTATACTAATGTCGGTTCTATCGCATTTCAATAAGTTTCTTATCAATACTCCAGCGTCATCTCATGCACTGCTGGAGTTTGGTTTTTTTGTGGGACTTGGAATAACAGCAGGCTCTTTGGGTCTTATATAAATAAATTTAGTATTGAACATTATCATGGCACGAGATCCTAACAACACATCAAGATGGGTTGCTACCCGCAAAGTTGATGATTACCTAGAGTACCTAGTCTCACACTCCTCATGGAATCCTGATCCTAGATTTGCAAAAGTGTTTGACACACAATCAGGTGCTAGAAAGTTTTTAAAAGAGACAGGGGATAAAGGAACGATAAGAAAGTTCAAGTAATGCCTTGCCAAAAAATTAAGTTTATAATCTCTCAGGACGGTACAGTTACTGAAGAGGTACAAGGTGCTGAGACAAAACAGTGTTTAGATATTACACTACCATTTGAACAAGCACTCGGTACAGTTAACTCACGAGAATTTAAACCAGAATACTATGTCTCACTTCAGCAAAGTCAAAACAAAAATCAAGAACAAACCAGCATTAATACAAGCATTGATGCTTGATGGTTATCCAGTTGATATTAATAGACAGTTAGTAAATCCTATAGGACATGAGCACGAGAGAGTAATGTGTGAAGTTACAATAGGTGATGACATGGGTTTCGTATGGAACAAACAGTCTCAATGCTATGAGTTGATAACCGATAGACAAACTTGGTCTCATCAGATACCAATAGAAAGATTTCTTGAGAAAATAACACAGTTATATTGCATACAATTACTGACTGCCACTGCAAAGTCAGAAGGTTTTGAGGTAGAAGAACAGAAAGTTAATAGTAATAATGCCGTTGAGTTAACTGTCACAAGGTGGAGTTGACAAAACTTTACAATGCATATATAATATGTGTGTCTTCGGACATTTACTTCCCTTACCAAGACTTAACGGGGTTATAATTAGTCTTTTTATCCAGTAGTGAAGGGATTACTGGAAATATTATATCGCTCTTACCCTTTGAGCCCTATAAACATTT